ATGAAACCAACACACCAGAAACCGCGTCTCGTTCACGACTCCTCCCGACTGGAGGATATGCTGAACGGCCTGACCTGTAGTGTCCTTGCCGACCGCAAGATTTCGGCAGCTCTTGTCGAGAAGTTCGGGGTCCGTATCGATAACGTCAACGACCGCCACCTGTACCCGTATCGTAACGCGGACGGTGCCCTGACAGGGGTGAAGACACGGTACTCCAGAAACAAGACGTTCTCATGGGACGGTAACGGACAGACAGCCCTGTTCGGGATGCACCTGTTCCCCGGCGGTGGTAAGACAATCACCATCTGCGAGGGCGAGATCGACACGATGGCTGCACATCAGATGAACGGGTCGAAGTGGCCCACCGTCGGAATGCCGTCAGCCACCGGGGTCAAGGCTGTCAAGGAGAACCTCGAATACCTGAACACGTTCGAGGAAATCTATCTGGCCTTCGACAATGACGATGCAGGTAAACGTGCCACCGAGGACGTTGCCAATCTGTTCGAGCCTAACAAGTGCAAGGTAGTCAACCTCGCCCCACTGAAGGATGTCGGTGAGTATCTGGCCGAGGGTAAGGTCGAGGACTACACCCGACGTTGGTGGAACGCACAGTCCTTCACCCCGGAGGGTATCGTCCGAGGCTCGTCACTCTGGGACTTGGTGTCCACCGATGACGACACCCCGTCCGTACCGTATCCGTACGACGGCCTACAGGAGATGACCTACGGCATCCGTGTCGGTGAACTGGTCACGCTCACAGCCGGGTCAGGACTGGGCAAGTCTGCCGTCGTCCGCGAACTGATGTACCATCTGCTCAATGTGACCGAGGACAACATCGGCTGCTTGTTCCTTGAGGAATCCACCAAGCGGTCAGCCCTTGGCTTCATGTCGATGGCTGCGAACAAGCCGCTCCACCTGCCCGACACTGAGAAGACACCGGAGGAACTACGACTGGCCTTCGAGCAGACACTCGACACCGACCGCATCTTCTTCTACGACAGCTTCGGGTCGAACTCGCTGGACAATATCATCGGCAGGGTCCGTCACATGGCGAAGGCTATGGACTGCAAGTACATCGTCCTCGATCACCTGTCCATCGTTGTCTCCAGTCAGGAGAACGGCGACGAACGTAAGGCCATCGACGAGATCGTGACGCGGCTACGTATGCTGATTCAGGAACTACGCATCAGTCTCATCATGGTGTCGCACCTCCGCCGACCGCAGGGTCAGGGGCATGAGGACGGGGCAGCTACCAGCCTGTCCCAGCTTCGTGGCTCTGCTGCCATCGCCCAGCTATCCGACATGGTCATCGGACTGGAGCGTAACGGTCAGGCTGAGAACGAGGTGATGCGGAACACGACCACAGTCCGTGTTCTCAAGAACCGGTTCTCCGGTATCACCGGTCCTGCCACCTACCTGTACTACGACAAGACAACAGGTCGCTTGACAGAGACTGGCGAACCGGGGCAGGGTGACACACCCGTATTCGACAACAGCCCACTGGCAGACTTCACGTCTTAGGAGATGACTATGCCAACCCCTATTCAACTTTCACTGTTTAGAACAACTGATCCAGAAACAAGTCGTGAAGCCGCCTTTTCTTTTACGGAGGAAAGTTTATCTGAGATACAGACTTATGTTCTCGGTATAATCAAATCTTTCGAAAGTTCTGGCTGCATTCAGGACGATGTTCTTGAGAAGAGCAAATACAAGTACAACACAACAACGGCACGTTTTGCTGAACTCGAACGCGAAGGACACATAAAACGACCGGGGCCAAAAAAGAGAGCAAGATCAGGACGCAATCAACGAATCATCTGGGCTACAGAGTTTTGTCCAGAAGATGTCTGACATCATCGTTGACATAGAGACCGACGACCTCGACGCCACGGTCATCCACGTTGCCTGTACTCGTGTGGTAGGCACCGAGGATCGGAGGACGTTCACCGCCGAGAACATGGCAGAACTGCCCGACTACCTCCGGTCCTTCGACTGGATGTACGGACACAACGCCGTGAACTTCGACATCCCAGTCATCAACCGTCTGCTGGATGCTGACCTCGACCTCGCCAAGGTTCGAGACACCATGCTGATCAGTCAGCTTCTCTGGCCTGATCGTCCCGGTGGACACAGCCTACGGGCATGGGGCGAACGACTCGAAGATGCCAAGATCGACTTCCACGACTGGAGCCTCGGGGCAACAGCCGAGATGATCGAGTACTGCCGACAGGACGTTGACCTGACACACCGTGTCCTGAAACATCTACAGGGCAAGGCGTACCAGATGGACAGGGCTGCGGGTGGTGCGTCATGGAAGTCCGCCATCGCCATGGAGCATCGTGTCCGTGCCGTGATGAACTCGGTCGAGGATCACGGCTATTACCTCGACCAACCCAAGGCTGGGCATTTAGTGTCTAAACTTTCCAATGAGGTTGCCGAGATCGAGGCCGAGGTTCTGGCCGAGATGCCGGACCTGCCCAAGCCTCGTCGCCTTGTCGTCCCCAAGTATCGTAAGGACGGTACCATGTCATCCGTCGGGCTTCGACATCTCAACGATCCATCTGTCTGTGATGGTGGAGGTCCCGGCACGGGACAGCACACAGCTATCGAGTGGCAGACATTCAACCTTGCCAGTCGTCAGCAGATTGCCGACCGTCTCCAGCGACAGGGGTGGGTGCCACGGAAACACACCGAGAAGGGACAGCCCATCGTCGATGAGGCAACGCTGTCCACCATTGACCTACCCCTTGCACAGAAGATTGCCCGGTACCTGATGCTTCAGAAGCGGGTGGCACAGGTATCATCATGGCTCGACAAGGTAGACAGGGACAGCCGTGTCCGCTGCGGCTACCTGACACTGGGTGCCATCACCCACCGCATGTCCTGCACCGGCCCGAACCTACAGCAGGTGCCGGGACCACAGTCAGAGTACGGCATGGAGTGTCGGTCATGCTGGACTGTCCCGGCGGGACGACAACTCATCGGCACTGACCTTGCCGGTATCGAACTCCGATGCCTTGCTCATTACCTTAACGACAACGACTACACAGAGGAACTTATCAATGGAGACGTTCACACAAGAACTCAACACCTTGCTGGACTCCCTACACGCGCTGGAGCAAAAACTTTCACGTACGCACTGCTTTACGGGGCGGGAAATGCAAAGCTGGGAACTATTATCGGAGGCGGAGCAGATGCTGGTGCTGCAATTAGGGAACGATATCTCCGTGGTATGCCATCATTTGCGAACCTACAGCGAAGAGTTGCCCGACAGGCGGCATCAGGCACAGTCACCGGTATCGACGGACGACACGTCCGAGTCCGCTCAGAACACGCAGCCCTGAACACGCTGCTCCAATCATGTGCTGCGGTCATCGCCAAGCAGTGGCTGATCAACGTCTCCCAGACGTTACCCACCGGGGCAAACATCGTAGCCATGATTCACGATGAACTCTGCATCGAGGCTGACACCAGTCTCGATCCCGAGGAGATCGGACTGATCTCAAAGAATGCTGTACAGGCCGTGGCCGAGCAGCTATCCTTCAACTGCCCACTCGATTGTGATTGGAAGGTGGGCAACAATTGGTCGGAGACACACTGATGAAACGTGTAAAGTTCACGCCCGAAGATATCGAATACGCCAAGCAGGTAGCCCAAGACATCTATGATGAGTCGCGCCGTAAAGGATTAAATCCCGGCAACGCAACAGGTCGTGGATACGAAGCTAAGAACGAAATACTTGGTGTTGTGGGGGAGATGGCCTACGCCAAGGCTACTGGCAGAAAGTTCGTCCCAAACATTAACCAGTTCAAACGACCTGACGTTGGCGATACCCACGTCCGTAGTAGTTATTCATTAGGTCATATGATACTTCGTCCCGGTGATGTGCCGGGTCTGTACAGCTTTGTCCATGTCGCTAGGGACCACACATGGGCAACAGTTATCGGACACTTCGACGGGGCCGAGGCCATGACAGACAAGTACTGGCGTACCAAGGAGCAGATCGCTAACGTACTCGGACCGGGTGATGCTGCTTGGATCGTTCACTTCAAAAAACTTAAACCACTGCAAGAGGCAGCATAATGAAGATCGAAGTAAACCTGAACGACGCATGGGTTGATGAGGTTGTCGCTGCATCGCTACGCAATTTCATCCGACGCGACTACAACACCCCCGACGTACCCATCAAGGCCATGAAGAAAGTCCTGAAGTTCTACAGCGTCAAAGAGGACTACACGGATTTCATGGAAGACATCAAGGAATTGGATGACATCCATCGTCATCAAGAAAGGTTTGACTTCTGATCGGTAACCTGATAGAAGTCAGATGTGCGATACGGAGGGGCCTCGCACACCCCCAGAAACCTAAAGGAAAACATCATGCCTACACTTACCGGAACTGCTCACTGGGCCAAGGTTCACGAAGCTGCCAACAGCCCGAAGTACCCCGACAACTACCAGTTCTCCATTGATATTGGTCCGTTGTCTGTTGACGACATTGCCGAACTGACCGCCCAAGGTCTGGCCGACAAGATTATCCACGATCACGCCAAGAAGGATTACACCCCGTGTATTAACTTCAAGCACCCGCCGGTTGTCTGGGAGAACAATCCCGACGATCCCGACGGTGATCGTATCGAGGTTCCCTTCGAGCCTCGTGTCGTTGACGCCGAGATGAACGCCATTCCGAAGAGTACCCTCATCGGTAACGGCTCCACGGTAAACGTGGTGTACTTCGCCTCACACTCCAAGAAGTACGGCACGACCTCGGCCCGTTTCAATGCGGTTCAGGTTGTTGATCTTGTGCAGTATGCAGGGTCAGCACCGGACCCGATGGCTGAACTTGCAGCACTCGGGAACGAGGCATCGTTCTCCGCCTAGTAGTCCGGGTCCGGGGGTGCCCGTCATCCACCCCCAACTAATTTCAGGTGGTTTCGATTTCTCCAACCATCTGATGGGGGCGTTGCTATCCCAACGTT